TCTGGCATACGAACCGATCTCGCGCTTGTAGTGAAACGTCATCTCGACGTTGTTAGCACCCATGACAACTTTCATTAGGCTGTTGCTCATGCCCGTGATCTTGCCACGATATGTGAATTGCAGGCAGGCGTCATAGGCGGCGTCATAGTTCTGACGCAGAAACACAGCAACGGCGTATGGGCCACACCATGTGTGGCGGCTCTTGCTGGTGCGGAGGGGGGTGTGGGCTTGGGCAGTTCTTGGAAGCATTGGATAGTCTCCTGATTGAATAGTGGGTGGATGGGGCGGTGGCCCCTGTTAAACTAAATAACGTGCAGCCGTCCATCTAGCAGCGATAGCGTTTTCAAGCCATTCGATGCAGCGATCCCATTGATCGGGGCGGTCAGTCAGGCTGATGTCAAAGCCAGCCAAAACAATGATTTCTTCCAGATACAAAGCCTTGTCAGTCTCACGGGCATATTGAGCTTTGACCGATTGGGTGGCGAGGGCTTGGATGGCTGCTTTAGTGATTTTCATTTTTTGATCTCCTGATTTTTGATTTTTGATCTTACCTAATACATATAGGCATTCTGATCGGAGATACAATAGCAGAATACAAATTAAATATATTTAATTAATATGGGGGAAGCCAAAATGGGCGACTTTCCCCCGATGCAACCTATGCTGCGATCTGATACAGCCAGCAATTCATGTGGCCTTTGCCCCCGTTTCTTGATCGGACGTGAGCTTTTTTAATGACCAAGCCAGCGTCAACAGCGTGACGAATCGTTCCACACACATTGTGAGAGTTTTTCTTCAGCAGCCGTGCAATATCTTGGCTCGTCATTGGCCCATGCTTTTCCAACACCCTCAAGATCGGCGTAAACGCGCCAGTGTCTGTGCGGCTCCGCTTTTCCCCCTTATCGCACGGCAGCGGTGGCCGCAGAGGCTTGCCGTTTGGGCCTTTCGTTCTCGCTTGTAGTCTTTCAAATTCCAGCCATTTATTCATCTGTTCTCTCCCTCAGATTTGGTAATTGTTTTGTCTCAGTCCACTCACAAAGTTTTTCAGTTCCTGTCGCGCCAACCAGAGATCGTTCTGTGCATCTGGCACTGGGCTTGTGCGATAAGCCTCCCCCTCTAGACGATCAACTTGGCCTCTCAAATGTCGCAGTTCAGCCTCATGCGCTGGTGTTAGTTTTTTCATTTTTCTACAGCCTCCTCAATAAATTTACGATAATCCACCGTTGATTTTCCACGGCGAAAACTGTTTTGTGAAAAGCCTTTTTTCCTGCCTTTCGCCCAAACGGAAGCACTCTTTTTTTTATTCGATGGCTCAGTGGTGATCATTGGGAATAGTGTAGGTTGCAATTGCAGGAACCAGTGATTTATATCTCGTCTGCGCCGTATCCCACCTTGCGTGATGCGCTCACACTCAAACCCCATTGATCTCCAAAAACCATTCGCTTCTATGTCCGATCCGCAGCGCAATGAAATTGCATTGCTTGCCATGCCACTTGCCATTTTTATTAAAAAACGAACAAGCTCTGCACCATAAAGTTTTCCGCGCAAATCGTATTGAATACATGCTTGGTGTATTTTCAAAGTTTCTCCAAACGAGCCATGATAAATATATCCAGCAGGATCATTATTCACCCGTGCCAATAATATTCTGTGGTTATCGACTTCACGCTCAAAAACTTGCTTTGGATAAAATGCTAACTGTTCAGCGTTCTTTCTTTGGAGGCTGTCGATATACGTCAAATCAGACGCAATGGCAGGAGCAACTTCAATGGTCATTTTTTCAAAAACTCCAGCACTTGCTTCGACGCATCGCCTGCGCCCTTTCCAACGATTACAGTGTGGCCCACTGATCTCAGATATTCGATTACTTTTTTCTGGTCGGGAGACAGCCTGCCGCCCGTGGCCCTCTTCATTTCCACCCAAAGATTGCAGGCGGGGATATAAAGATCGGGTATCCCTCTGGTTACCCCCTCTGCCTTCAGCCGTGTCGCCACAGATATGCTACGCTTCTCACCATTGGGGATCGCAAAAATCAAAGTGTGCGGATATTTGGCGCGAAACCAGTTCACAAACCCCACCTGTTCTGAATGCTCAGAGTGCTTAAAACGGTATGTCTTCGACACCCCAATCAGCGTATGGCCCTTCTTGCTTTTCAATTTTTCTCTCCACTTTTGTGTAATCGAACTGCACAACCTCAAAATATTTCGGGTTGTGTGTCGAGGGTTTTATTTTAATGCGGCTGGGCCAGTTCCAGAAATGACATTCATCCATCGCCTCGTCTGTCGTGTTAGCCCCAGAGGCCAGCAGTGACCGCCGCGCTTGGTATCGACTGGCCGCATAGCCCCCGTGATCTGGGCAGAGCCATTCGTTTACAGATCGCAGCCCAGCGTAGTACGTGACCTTAACCGAATCAGGCTTCCCCGCCTTTCGGTGCCGATGATAAAGAACACTGTCCACGTCCACCCATTCGGCCTGTACCTGACTGGATAACATAGCCCCGCTGTAGCTGTTTGAATTGTGGTTCAAAGTGGGTGGCGGAAACTCATGGCCGCAGACGTGGCATTGCAGTGCTGCCGCAAAGCACATGGTCTGGCAAGCCTCGCACTGCTTCACTGGTGCCGTACCCTCGCCTGCCCCTGCCGACTTATCTTTGGGTTTTACCCTATCAATAAATCCGTGCCGCTCAACATTGGCTCCGAAATCACATACGAGACAATCAGTCTTGCCTTCGGCTACTCTCGTACCCCTCCCAACCATTTGGATATAGAGGCCACAACTTGCGGTTGCTCTGCACAAACAAACAACGTCCACGGCAGGGTGATCAAATCCAGTGGTTAAGACGTTTACATTAATCAGGCAGCGGATTTTGCCGTTCTTAAAATCGGCAATGGTTTTCTGTCTTACTTTGTTGCTGTTGCCGCCAGTGATCACAGCGACCTCAATGTCGTGGTACTCAAACTCATTTGCCAACATATGCGCGTGATCGACGCCGCTGCTAAACACCAACCAACTTTTTCGATCCTCGCTAAGTTCCACGATTTCTTCGACAGTTTTTCTCACCAATTCGGGATCGGACGCAGCCGTGGCAAGGTCGCTCTCAATAAACTCACCGCCCCGCTTTTTTACATTGGTCAGATCGATCTGGTTCAGACCGCCCTTCGATATGACAGGCGACAGGTAGCCCTGCTCCATCAACATATCTATTGGAATGTCATGGGCGATGCCGTCAAAGATAGCGCCCTTGCCTTTGTGCAAATACCCTGTGTCCAATCTGTAGGGCGTGGCTGTCAGGCCCACCACTTTAATGGCGGGGTTACAAACTTTCAGATCGGCAATAAAGCGATTGTATCGCGTCTCAGTATTTTTGGGCAACATGTGCGCCTCATCGATCAATATCAGGTCTGGAGCAGGAATGATGTCATACGCCCTCTCCCAGACACTCTGAATGCCAGCAAAGGTAATGGGGCGGTCTAAGACCTTCTGTTTCAGCCCCGCACTGTAGACGCCGAAATCAGCCTCTGGGTACATTTTCAGCAGGCCATTGGCCCCCTGCTCCAAAAGCTCTTTGACGTGCGTCACAATCATCACACGGGTGCCAGCAAATGACATAGCGTCTTTCACGATTTGAGCTATGATAGCCGTCTTGCCTGACCCCGTTGGGGCCACGATCAATGGATTGTCTCCCGACTTGCCTGCCCAATAATTGTACAAGCCATCGACAGCTTCTCTCTGGTAATCGCGTAATTCAAATGTCATGGGACAGAACTCTTTTTTCCGCTTGCAGCCTTGCAGCCACTGCCTCGTTCATTGTTAAAAACGTACCAAGATTGGTTTTCTTTCCATCAATATTCATCGATGCCCTCCACTTGCCCTTGTCTTTTAAAAAGCTAACGCCCTTGACGCCTGATGTGTTGGCTTTGCTCAATCCAGTATTAGCCGACTGCTCTCTCGCCGTTACCTCCCGCAAATTTACGATCCTGTTGTCGCAGCCATCTCTGTTGATATGATCCACAGAGTTAGGCCATTGGGGATAATGACCGTGATGCAAAAAGAAAGCCACGCGATGCGCTTGCATTTTTTTGTCATGGCCGCGATAAGAAATGCCACCACATAAATAATAGCACGTCGATCTCTCAGTCTTTACCCTGCGGTTCATAGCCAGCTTGCCACTGCGTTCTTTGTTGTATTTAGCGGCAGCACCCGCAGCACTAACAAATGAACTGCCTTCGCCAGTGTCGTAAAAATCTTCCTCTGATCGATCTTTTGCGTAAATCAGTCCAGTCTCTGAATCATAGCGAAACAAACGCCGCATCAATTCCAAATCTTCCCACCAGTTTTCAAAGGTCATTTTACAATTTTCCCCAAAAAATCATCAGCATCTTTCTGCGCCTTCAAGATTGTCTCTTGGCTCATAATCGGCACACCTATTTCGTCAGCATCCAAATCGGCTGAGATGTTATCTGCAACATTGTTTGACACACGATCTTTTATTTTATGCCATTCCAAATTTAACGCAAACAT